AAGCAGAGATGGATCTATTAAGTCAGATACCAGATGAGGAGTTTATTAAAGCATGAGTAGGAATGAAATAACAGGAGATAAGATTCAAACTAAAGGTGTATTGTCTAAAGAAGGTGAAGCTAACTGGGATAAGATATTTGGTAAGAAGATTAAGGAACAGAAGTTATCTTTAGATGATATGAAAGAGATGTTTGACGAGAAGTTTAGAGAGGAAAGAAAATGAGTAAGATATTATTGTTAGACATTGAAATGGCTCCAAACGTAGCTCATGTATGGGGTATCTGGGATCAGAACATTGGTATCAATCAACTTCAAGAAAGTAGCTATGTAATGTGCTATGCGGCTAAATGGCTCGGTGATAAGAAGATGATGTTTGACTCTGTTAAAAAAAGTGGTGACAAGAAGATGTTAGCTGGCATTCATAAGCTTCTAGACGAGGCTGATGCGGTCATTCACTACAATGGGAAAAGATTTGATATACCATCACTTAATAAAGAGTTCTTATTGCATGGTATGTTCCCACCAGCACCTTTTAAAGAGATTGACTTATTGACAGTGGCTAAAGGTAGATTTAGATTTGTGTCTAACAAGCTAGACTATGTAGCACAGTCATTAGGTTTAGGTAAGAAAACAGAACATAGTGGTCATGAGTTATGGGTACAGTGTATGGCAGGTATTCCAAAGGCATGGAAGCTTATGGAGGAGTACAATAAGAACGATGTAATCCTTTTAGAGAAAGTATATGAACGCTTTAAGCCTTGGATCAAGAATCATCTTAACCGTAACTTAGTTGAAGGTACGGACTTATGTTGCCCTACTTGTGCTTCTAAGAACTTCCAGAGAAGAGGCTTTAATATGACATCCGCTGGTAAATACCAACGATATCAATGTAGAGCTTGTGGTAATTGGTTTAGAGATAATAAGAACTTGAAAGAAAAAGGGTCAACTAAATTTGTAAATGTTTAAGGATAATATATGGAAGATCATGATATACCAGTGTGGGATTTAGTAAGAGCTGATATTGACTTTAGAGATAGAGTCGGTACCAAGACTTACAAAAAAAAGCTTGTACCATTTAATGGTAAAGATGCTTTATGGGAAGCGTATGAAGAAGCTTTAGATTTAGTCGTCTATTTAAGACAGTTTATTTATGAACAAGATGTTAATAAAGGTTATGAACCTGAACCTAACAAAAACAAAGTGGAAAGTGTAGGAAAATAAGATGTTGACTTTAGAAGAGCTTAAACAAAAGCTTGCTGAACGTCTAGATGAAATAACTCTTCTAGAGTTGCTAAGTATCAATTCTTATGATATAGTGGAAAGGTTTGAAGACTATATTGAAAACAACTACGATAAACTAATGAAAGAAATAGAAGATGACTACGACATTAACGAACTATAGTAAATTTATACATAAGAGTCGCTATGCTAGGTACATAGATGACCAAGCTAGACGTGAGTCTTGGGAGGAAACAGTTGCACGTTTAATCTCTTATTTAAAGACTAAAACAGATGGTAAAGTAGATGATGCTACTTACAAACAACTTCAAGATGCTATTACTAATTTAGAAGTAATGCCTTCAATGCGTCTACTAATGACAGCAGGTGAAGCATGTGATAGAGATAACATATCAGCTTATAACTGTTCTTATCTAGCTATCAATAACAAGAGAGCATTCTCAGAAGCTCTTTACATTTTAATGAATGGTACTGGTGTAGGATTCTCTTGTGAACGTCAAGAGATTGATAAACTTCCTCCATTACCTGCAACATTTAAGGAGGTAGATGATGTCATCGTGGTTGGAGACTCTAAACTCGGATGGGCAAAAGCATTCAAAAAACTATTGTCCTCTTTGTGGGAGGGAGATGTTCCTAAGATTGACTACTCACGGGTTCGCCCATCTGGTGCGAGACTTAAAACCTTTGGTGGCAGAGCTTCTGGACCAGAACCATTGCGTAAGTTGTTTGAGTTCACAATACACACGGCTAAAGGATCAGCAGGAAGAAAACTAAACAGTTTAGAAGTACACGATATTATGTGTATGATTGGTGAGATTGTAGTAGTAGGTGGTGTAAGACGATCTGCTCTAATCTCTTTGAGTAATTTAACAGATAAAAGGATGCGAGATGCAAAATCAGGAGCCTGGTATAACGATTACCCTTACAGAGGACTTGCCAACAACAGTGTGGCCTACACCGAAAGACCCGATTCTGAAACTTTCATGGAAGAATGGCTCGCTTTGGTTAAGTCCAAATCAGGTGAACGAGGAATCTTTAATCGTGTTGCTTCTAAGGCTCAAGCAGGAAAATGGGGGAGACGAGATCCGCTTCTCAGCTATGGCACCAATCCATGCTCAGAAATTATCCTCCGTGATAAACAGTTCTGTAATCTTACGGAAGTGGTTGTACGGGGGAACGATACCGAATCTACCTTGGCTCATAAAGTGTCCCTCGCTACAATACTCGGTACAATTCAGTCCACTCTCACCAGCTTCCAATTTCTAAGTGAAGAATGGAAAAAGAACACTGAAGAAGAAAGATTGTTAGGGGTTTCATTAACAGGTATCATGGATTGTAAAGTAACTAATAATCCTGATCCCAAAATGCTTGAAAGGTTAAGAGATGCAGCGAGAAAAACAAACGAAGAACTTTCTGAAAAACTTGGTGTTCCTCCTTCTGCTTCTATCACTTGTGTTAAGCCTTCAGGTACGGTCAGCCAGTTGGTGGACAGTGCTAGTGGCATTCATGCTAGACACAACGCTTTTTATATTAGAAGGGTCAGAATTGATAAAAAGGATCCTGTATACTCGTTCCTCAAGGAAAAAGGTTTCCCAGTGGAAGACGAAGTGTTTAGGCCTGATTCGACAGCTGTATTCTCATTTCCGATGAAAGCTCCTGATGGTGCTATTACTCGTAATGATATGACAGCAATAGAACAACTTAATCTATGGTTGATTTATCAAAGACATTGGTGTGAACATAAACCTTCAGTAACCATCACTGTAACTGACAATGAGTGGCCTGAAGTAGGTGCATGGGTATGGAAACATTTTGATGAAGTGTCAGGAATATCTTTCCTTCCTCATTCAAACCATACATATCAACAAGCACCTTATGAGGATATAACAGAAGAGCAGTATAAAGAATTAGCATCTAAGATGCCAGGTGATATCAATTGGGAAGAACTGGTAGAAAAGGATGATAATACTGAGGGAGCACAGACCCTAGCCTGTGTAGCGGGTGCATGTGAAATATAATGCACATGTCTATTAGGCCAATTTGTGGAGTAGGAGTAGGATTTGAGATACTTGAGGCTAAGTATATTCCTGAACTAGATGATGATGGGGTTTACTTAGTACTAGAGCTTCTCTTATTTAGAGTAGTAATTAACTTAAACTGAGAAAAGGAGATAGTATGAATTATAATTCAATCGTAATTAATAAAGTAGACAATGGCTTTGTTGTTAATACTCAAAAGAACGTGTTCGGTGAACAACGTCCTGAGACAACAATTAATGTCTTCACGAGCTTTGATGATGTTCTAGCATTCATCAAGGGTAATTCGTAATAGCCCGCCATAGCATTTACGAAATGTAGTACAAGGGGGTGCAAAGCCCCCTTTTTTATTCTGATTTATATATAGTTAGTGTAGCACCCTTAGCAGTTTTAAGCTTGTCAAATAATGGCTCAAAAGCAAACTTAGAGTTACCTATAAAGTTTTTACCCGCCCATGTAGTTCCTACCAAGATACAACCTTCTGTATCAGCATCAGTATTACCAGTGTGAATACGAATACCCTCAAATCCAGGTACGTTTAAGACGTGAGGTAAATCCCTATTAAACCGAGTGCTGTGATCAATAATGACAGGATAAGTGCCATAAGGAATAGCTGTTTGTCCATCTACTTTCACTCCTGGTTCTCTTACTTTATCTTCTAAAGTAAAACAAAAGTATATATCATCTACATATAGTTTACCTACAGTATAATTAGTACCAAATTCAAATCGTCTAAGTTTTAAATCCATTAAGTTGCTTGTGTTTGTGAAGTTAAAATACCATTAGTAAACGTCATACTACCTTGTGTTCCTGTTAATGTTAATTTAGCTGTTGTTATAGTAACACTAAGTCCTGTTGGAGTACCAGTAAGATCACTATAAGCTCCTGTATGAGCTACAGTAGCTAATCCAGTAATAGATGTATAAGGAAATGTAATACCAGTAATACTACCACCCGTTATATTTACATTATTAGCATTTTGTGTAGCCATAGTACCAAGAGAAGGCAATGCCACAATAGTATTATATTGAGTTTGATTTAGGTGATAGAATTGAGTACCAGTTGGATCACCACCCTGTAATCCTTGTAAGTCATTATGCTTACGAGTTTGAATGCTTGTTAAGTTTGAACCTGTAAAGTTTAAACTAGTCCAAGCAATAGAAGCTTGTTGGACTAAAGCTTGAGATACATTATAAAACCACTCTCTCCAGATAAATGTATCGGTAAGAGGACTATTGGGAATTGGAGGTAATGCAATAGCCATTACTCTTCCTCTTCCTCACTACCTTTTTCATAAACAAAGTCAGTGCAATAACCATAAGCTTGTAATTTAGGAAGTTCTTTTTCAAGACGTTCACCAATGTCATCACGAACTATTAAACTATTAGGTACACTTATTTTGTCAATGACTTCATAAGCTTTTCTAGAAGCACTACAAATATCAGAGCCAGTACCCGTAGCGACAAGTATATAATCACCAGCACTGACAATATGTTCTTCTTCAACTATTTTATCCTCTTTCATAACTGGAGCTTTACCCATCATAACTTCACATAGATGAACGTCCTCCATAATATCTTCTATACCATAAATAGGATAGCCTGTAGGGTCACGACCTGTTGACTTAGTAAATGGGAAGTCAGGGATAGCTGCTACAACACCTACAGCATGTTTATCAGTTACTTTTAATGTATCCTTACCATTAACAAGATCTAATAACCATTCTACTGGATCACCTTTGTGTAGTGCTGTCTGTATATTAAATAGAGGCCATCCTGGTCTTGTAGTCCATTCTAGAGGTCTTGGTGAGCCTTTATCATCAATAATGAATGCAAGGTCTACATAACCACAATAGTTGTGATAACGTAAGAAGTCTTCACACTTAGCTAATGTCTCATCAAATAGATTAGACTCTTTAACATACTTAACAACAGTACCCATTTCACCTGTGTTAACACCAAAGTTACCAGGCATAAGTTTCTTAAATTCAAAGTTCTCTGTAATGTGTTTAGAAAATCCATTAGGACCCATCCAACCACCTACAGCTATTTCAATACCAGGTACAAACTCTTGCATGATGAAAGGCATTTTAACTTTACTTTTAGACTTCCATCTTTCAAGCATGAATATCATGTCAGCAGCTGACTTAGAAACATAGCTTAAAGCTTTATCTGCATCACCAGAAGGTTTAGATACATAACGTACAGGATTATTCTTTACATGTTCAATAGCTTGATTATAGTCTGTAAATGTTCTAGAAGGAATAATATCCATACCAGCTTTTTCTAGGATAGCTTGACCAAACCCTCTGTTTAATTCTAGGTCAGATGTTAAGTCAGTAGCTCCTACAATAGGATAACCTTCTTTATGATATTTCTCTAATTCACGCATCTGATACGCATTATCAGAAAGAATAATGATATCAGCCCACTTCATGTGGATTTGCCAGTTATAGACCCTAGGAATGAGTCCTTGACCTATTTTAGAGTCATCATGACCAGGTACTTTTCTAATCCATTGTTTAACTTCATGGCCATGTTGTTGGCAACGCATACCAAAGTCAACAAAAGCACCTGCTGGATCAATTAATAATATTTTCATTGAAAGGCCCCACCTGATTCATATTGAGCTTCTCCAGCAGCACTTCCTGCTCGATAGCTGATTTGTTTAATTAAAGCTCTAGCAAAGTTCTCTGTCTTAGATTTCTTAGCACCTTTTTCAGTAGCAAGTTTAATATCCTTAGCTGCCTTCTCAAAGTACATCATATCTTGTTTAGGAAGAAGTTCATTACCTACTAAAGCTTTATCAAGCTTAGTAAACTTAGTAACTACTTCTTCAGGGCTAACATTAGCTAGATATGTTCTAACACCATCTAAAACATCTTGTTTACTATAAGTACCATCTTTAATAAGTGGAGCTAGTTTATCAAACGCTTTAGTTTGGTCAATATAAGTGAGAGAGTGATTAATATGATCTTTAAGTTCAGCTAAACTTTCTGCTCTGTAAGCATTACGATACTCACGTTCAGCATTACCTAAACCTAAACCACTAAGCCATTCATTATAAGAAGATCTGATTGCTTCACGAATGTCTTTTTGTTCTTTTAATCCAACAGCTGCAAAGCCAGTGGTAGGTGTTTGTTTCTCTGCACCCTTACCCCAC